TCGTTAGCTACTGAGAAAGTCGTTGAGCTATTTTTGCCAATTACCGGAATGGTCGGTGTGATAATAAGCGCTAGTTTCGGGGTTAATTATCAGAATAGTAAGAATGGGGTTTAGTCTTTAGAGTCGTCTTTCTTTAATTCGCGCCTAATCTCTAGTATTTTAAGAATCGCATTTAAAACCATCACAAAGCCCGTTGCTGACGCTGCGAATATAGCGGCCATGACACTAATATCATTCATTGTAAATGTGCTTGCTGCTGGGACTGTTACTGCTGTTACTCCTGATACTGTCGCCACTGCTGCTGCTGGCCCTGTCTTCATATCTACCATTGATTGTGCGATTTGCAACCAATGTTCTTTCATATCATGCAGCATCATTTTTTCCTTCGATCTATCCCTTGGCTATCGGGCAATTTGGGTTTTTGTTGGTCAACATAACGATTAGCGATAAAAAACGCGCATCGCAATATTACGGATACTGCCCACAATATTACCATAAAATCGCCTAACGTTAACTCGCTCGCCATCGGTCACCCATAGAGCTGCATATTGCATTATTATAAAAGGCTTGTCTAAGTCATATAGGTTATCATATAAACCGTTCCACGAATAATTATAGGCTAATAAAGACCCTACATCTATTGATGTCAATATGATATCAGTGGCGCAAAAGATGACCATCATCATAGTAATTTTGGAAAACTGAATGAGGCATAGATAGAAAAGGGCAGTTAAAACTAGATTAACCTCGAATATTAGAACCTCTTCGACTAAGAGCGTGTGAAATGCGAGGCTTACGGAATAAAAGAAGGCAAACAACCCCGTAACGGCTAGATTTGTTGAATCTTTATGCAGAAAAAAAGCTACAACACATATCAAATACGGGATTATTAGTTCCATTTCTAGGCCTTTTTAGGTGTCTTTTTTGGTTTCGGTTTAGCTCGCTGCGTAGTTTTCGGTTTAGCTTTTGATTTCGTCGGTCTTCCTGCCATTGGCTTGCTTCCTGTAGTATTCATCGGGTGCTAAAAACAAGACTTTCTTGTTTCGCTTAGCGTGTTGTTCCTCGCACATTGTAGCACTCTTGATGTCAGCATACGTATAGCCGCACTTCTCACACTTATAGCTGATTATTTGTACAGTCATTCGCCAAACTCCGAAGGGTCAACGCCCAAATCTATTAAATGCTCTCTCACTATGCCTCTTATTACATCATGAAGCTCTTCGTGTATCTCTCGGCTACCATTGGCCACATCCACCAAGCATTGCTGAGGAATGACATGAGCGACACCGTGGGCACCCACAATACTTAGGTGTGGCTTATAATCATCTAAGTTAACGACTTTAGTCATAAGTTAAACCTCTCTTGTATTATCGTTCGATAAACCGATCTAGTAACCGGGTTGTCAGACAGATGGTATTTGCGCACTAGCTCGCCTAGCGATGTCATAGCACTAGGCCGCACATGAACAAGACGAATATTAGTAGCGTGAAATCAATTAAGTGTTTCATAGTGATCCCCATCATTCCCATTTGGCCCAATGATATCAATTCGCTTTTCATCTATGGGCCATAGCGCGTCCTTTTCCTCTTTCGTAACAGCTTGACCCATATCAATCTTAGGTAGCTCGGTACAATCGCCGCTCAGCAAAGAATCAAGCTGATTCAAGTCCTTACACTTCATACAGGCCGTATCTAGCCGCCCTTCTTTTACACATACGTGACATCTTTTCATCGTTTACCCTCGCTGATCATGTCTACAACTAGTTGCTCAACTGATTCAAATTGGTTTTGTTTATACCTGACTACGGTTCTATCAGCCCACTTGTTCGCCTTGGCTGGCGTCTGCCCGTCTGCAATCAAAGCGTGCCATACTGAATTAAATATAGTACGAGGTATGGTTCTTTGCGTTATGCCGATATCCTCTAAGATGTCGTCTACTGAGAATGCAAAGAGGTAGTGCCCCTTCCATTCTTTCAGGATTTTATATTGAGATTGCTTTACTGTACTCCTGGGTTCTTGCTTAATCTCAAACCAATAGTTTTTGCCTTTGTAGCCAACAAGCAAATCATCCATTTCAGTTTGAACGGTGACCCCTGATATAGCCCTAAGAGCCTTAACTATCTCAAGCTGATTATGATCAGTCGATGGAACTCTAAATCGTCTAGCCAATTTTAAATAACCCCTGTTCTATTCGTCTATTTAGCGTTCTAACTAGTGCTCGGCGCGTGTAATACAATTGGTCAAGCTCGCTACCCTTATTTTGATCAAGCCAGCTATGGCAATCAGAGCACCCATAAACTGTTGATGTATCGCCTGTCTTGCCGCCCATGCAACCACCCGCCACATTGATATGCATGGTTACCGTAGTTGTGTTGTCGTAATTACAGAAGTCAGCGACATTCATCGTGCAGTTTTCGCCCCTTGCGCCATCTAATAACTTTTTACTTCTTATTCTGGTTGGTTTCATATCACTAGCGCCTTTAATGTCTTAACTGTCGCCATCACATGCCGGTGATAGTTTCGCGCATAACTGTTACAGCGATTGTCTGCCGAGTTGCCGCCGTCCATTTGAATCATCACGCTTCTGACGCTTTGAAGCTTTTCCTGCTCGTTTTCAAGACTCAGCAAAATAGTTGCTTGCTGGGCAACAAAGTCTTTTGGGTCCGCCCTTCTGCGTGCTGTATGTTCTTCCAGTTCTATACATGATTTACACTTGTCCGAATATTTATTACCCTCCTTTTCGAAAGCGTCAAATATTTGTAGTGATCCTATCGAGTTACAGTATTTATTAGAACATCTTTTCATTAGTGTGCGCCTTATGGATTGTTAATCGATTGACTAAACAGCCTCGTATTCTTCTGCGATTGCAGTACCAGCCATCTTCAAACATTCCCTCTAGTTCACGGCTAACAGCATCAATAGCTAGTTGCTTGGTCTCAGGCCAAAGGACAAAAGGTTCTCTATTTATAGACTTGATCAAGCAATCATAAATCTCTCTATCTGCCCTAATTGATTTCTGAGCTATGTTATTACAATGCTTACATCGAGCAATGTGTCCTACCCTGTTAGTATTGGGGGTGAATTTCGTTAATGACTGCCTTTCACCCGGCTTGTGGCAGTCAGGATTTGCACAGATTTTCCCATCATTCATTTGTTTCGCTCCGACCAAGTTATTCCAAGAATAATCAACGCTACGCCAGCCATAAAAACCCATTCTAGCAATTCATTTGGATTTGTCGGCTGAGCGTCCAAAGCTGGTTGAATAGCGTTAATAGTCTCTGCTGATATAGCGTTGCGTAGCATGTTAGTTCTCCAAGAGTTCAGGGTTCTCGTAAATGTTGCCGATAACAGACCATTCGGCGTCGCCTTCGTCAGCGTAAAAATCCATGTCTGTTACTGGCAAATCCCAAAAGTAAAAGCAGCCCTCTTTAAAGTTGACGGGTGAAGGGAAGAAGTGGCGAGACTTAACAATGTCCCCCTCATAAATCTCTACGCCGTTTTTGTCTTTGAGGCCGGTGTATTGCATTAATTCATATCTGTCCATGTTTGCGCTTTCGCTTACTGGAGTTGATGTATCGATTATTTGATATTTCTTTGATGAAGCAATGCACATAATTCTATTGTCAGTATCCCAGGCTCTAAACTTTATCTCTCTCATTATCTATCCCTCATATAAGCTGTGTTAGTTATCGTTTTTACATGGGAACGGCAAAGAAATACAAAAGGTAGTTGCCGTATATCGGTTAATTACTTCGTAAACATCGCTGCATTGCTTTCTATCTAGCTTTGTTGTGCTCGTGATATTCAGCAATGGTATCTGCACTTTTTTCCAAATCAGCTCTTTAACTAATAAAGGATTCCAGGGTATCTCTATGTCTTGGCTCAAAGTGTGGTGAACGTCTAGCCCTGCATCATTGAAAGCGCTTGATAACTGTTCGCAATACTTGTGTAACGCCCTGTTCTGCTGGCTAGTTCGCTGCTGACCGACTTTAAAACTAAACTCCACATATTTATGCTCATCGTATAACTTAGCCGCGTGCGCTAGAAATACGTCACGCGTGTGGTCTGAGTTAACGATCCATTTCTGGCCGCTCACGCAGCAATCCTTTTCTTTGCTTCCTGCCAAAGTTCATTAGTACGCGCTTCAGTTAACCCAAACTTAGGGCAGAAAAAGTCATAGTTTGGTCTGTACTCAGTTTGCCAAGGCACTGGATTTTGCAAGTCGTCCATAATTATAGAAAGTGCGTGAATTTCGTTCGTGCTTAGTTGTGCTTCCATTTCCGTATCTCCCGTTGCGTTGAATTAAATATAGCACCCATCCGTGAAAAAGGGCAAGATATTTTATTGATATTATTATATTGATTTAATATTAGAATTAATCTATTGTTACGTTAACTACAACAACACAGGAATTGACATGGCACATAAGAAAGACACGCAGCTAGCATTACAGGAGATCACCAAGCAGCAAAAGCGGTGGCTAGTAAGAGAATCCAAGCGAACTAAGAAGCCTATAACGGTTATTGTTAGGGAGCTTATCCAAGAAAAGGTTGATCAGTCATGAGTGAACTATTAAGGCAGATATCAGGCGGAATAGGCACTAAGCGAGCAATGACGATTCCAGAGCTTGAAGGGGCTAAATCAGCATTAGAGCTAAGGGTAGAAGAACTAGAGCTAGAAGTCTCAGAATTAACCACTGACAACAAAGTTCTTGAAGTTGAGGTGCTGATTAAGGCCAGGGTGATAAAGCAGCTAGAGCAGCAATTAGAAGGCTCTAGGCGGCACAAGACGGAGGTTAATCAAGATGATCAATAAACTAATCAAATGGGCAGCAAATAAGCGCGGGTTTATCGTTGAAGAAAGAAAGCGGCTAGTGCTCATCAATAAGGCTGCCGACACGACTTGCATAAAGATGGCTACTGTTGAGCATGGCGAGCAAGCCACACGCATGACGAGCTTGGAGGGTATATGCATTCTTCCAGGTGATACGCTAAAAGTTTATATAACCAATAACTAGGATATGAATATGAGTGAATTAATTGGATCGTGGAAGGCTAAAAACGACATTCAAACCAGGTTTGGGTTTGATGCGTTTACATTACCAAAAGGTTCTGTTGTTTCAGTAAATCGCATTGACGGGAAAAAGGCTCTCGTTGAAGTTGAGCCAGGTTGTCTCGGATGGAAGTCTGTTGGATTTCTTGAATTATTCGAGCAGCTAGACTAGCCACTAACGGAGATAGATGAATATGAAATTATTGATAGCATTGTTTTTTTTGATATCTGTAATCCCAGTGTCAATAGTTGCTGGCATGATGTGGGGATGGGGTCTGGAGCCTGAAAACTGGGGCTGGATAGCATTTTCATACATGTACGTAATGCTTGCGCCAATGATAGCTGATTCAATCAAGGACTAACACAAGACATAGAGAGGTATTATTATGAAAAATAGCGATAAGAAAAAGCTAATGAAAATGAAAGACATGTTTGATGCAAAATCAAGGCAATACATATTAGAAGAAAGGGAGGGGCTTTTTACCATTTCCAAGAAAGATGGTATATGGGGGATGACTGTTTCTGACAAATATCAGGAGAATTCATTTTTGCTGCCTGTTGTGCTGGATGATGCAGAGCATGCCATTAAGTATTTGCTTGGCCTTGATTTTGATTTCACTTTCAGGATGTTAGACCATGAATTCGTAACAATTGACGACATTATCACTGGTGAAGAGGATCTTGTGCTTAGTTGCATTCCAATGTCAGAGCTAGATAACGCACGAGCAGACAGGGAAATAAAGGGGATGATTCATTGAGCGAATACACAAAAGAATTCAATGATGCCATGGAAGAGTTGGGGCGAGCGCATCAAGCGATTTGCTGTAAAAAAGAATGGTCAGAATTCGATAGAGCAACGGCTAATCTGATAGAGGCAGCTTACGAGGTTAATCACTTGTTTTTCTGCCATGAAATTAAAAAGAGGGTTGAACATTTCTGAACAACCCTCTAGTATTGAATTTGTGTCGAGGCTTTGGCGAGCCATGATGCAGACAAAATAGCGAAGAAGAAGTTAAACAAATCTACACCACGTTTCGACAACTTCATTCTATTAAATCTGCTCATATTTCGCAAGCCTCGGTTCCACATGGGACTAATCTTTGTGATTTTCCCATATGAGACAGTTTTGATTGTGGCGTTATCGTGAATTTATCAAGCGCTGATAGCTTCTTAACACTGTGATGATTGAATATCATTTTGCCCTCAGTGAGTTAGCGTCACATTCAAAGCTGTTTCAAAGGCAGCATAGATGAGAGTAAAACCTCTTAACTGTCTTCACGTTACCTTTAGCGAGGTAGTTCGGGAGCAGCAGAGGCGCTGGTGTAGAAATCTGGGAGTAAGCCTAGTTTTCTCGCTTCGAAGGCCCAGCACTCTCTTCTATGCTGCTTTACACCGGAATGATTTAGCGGTTTCCTCCCCGGTATAAATAACAATCGGAACAGTTCACAAACGAACATTAACGCATACATTATCAATTAGAGGAATTGGTAAGCCAAAATCCAGGCAATTGTTTACCCTTTACTAACCTGGTCAATAACTTGAGCCGCTTCGGTGGTGGAGCTGAATCCTATAATGCTTGATCAATAGAATGGCTTGGAGAAATAAGCTGGTTCTATTGAGGTTATCAAGAAGGGAGTAAAGGGGTAACTATGTCTAAAGGTAAAGTAAATGGGTAACAAGAACGAATTTTTCAGGCTTAAAAAAGAACTATTTGAAGTATCAACATCAGAGCAACTAAGGATATTAAAATTCTCAATTGATAAGGAGCTAGAGAAAAGGCTGGAAACTGAAGAATCTAAGTATTTTAAGGCAAGCAAGTACAAGCTAATCAAATAGCAGGTAAACGATATGGAACTACAGCAATTTATAGAGATTATGAGCGATGAGGATGACGAGTACAGCGGCAAAGGGTTGAGCGAACCAGGCTGCAACACCATGAAAGGCTTGCTTATTATCCACAAATACTTACCTCTTAGCGGAATTTCGGGGTCTGGATATGAGGTTATTTATGCATGTGACGCCGAAGAGCTTGTTAATGCAGGGCTAACTAAGGAGGATGCAATAGAGCTTCGAAGGCAAAACTGGATGTTAGAAGATGAGGAGTATCTAGCGTGTTTCGTTTAATCAGCCCACCAACACATGGATAACTATTATGGATAAGACCATCAAAGTATTAATGGACGAAATCAAGGTCCAACACAAAATGAGGTTAGAAGACGGAGAATGCGGGGGCTGTGAGATAGATGAGAGCTTTGACATACTAAAGGCTAGGCTCACAAATACGCTGCTAGAGAAGGGCGTTAAAGACTTCCAGCTACTTGATCAGATCAGCAGATTTTAACCAAAGGGCAATACTATGAATAGAGATCAATTTTTATCACTAGTAGAAAAATATATAGCTCGTGATCCAGAAGCGGCGGCACAAGTAGCTGATTTTGTTCAGATTGGCATTAGAAAAGCGCTATCAGGAGCTAATGAGCGCGCAGCAGACATGGAAATTGTTGTTGCTGTGTTGGCAGCCAAGCGATACAAGGGTAGAGATGATATTGTTAAGCAAAAATTACTTAAACACGAGGGCAAGACTGCCCTTGATTGGGCTTGGCTAACCAACCTACAGGATTAGAGAAATGATATCTCAAATAATGATAGCGCTAACTGGAGTGGCAGCAATTTGGCTAAGTCAGCAGAGCAACGACGAGTGGAAGCGCTACGCCTGTCTATTTGGCGCTATAGGCCAGCCATTTTGGTTCTATTCCTCATATCAATCTGAGCAATGGGGAATATTTATACTATGCTTCTTTTATGCTTATGCGTGGTGCGTAGGCATTAACAATAATTGGGTGAAGAAATGAGAAACAGAGATAAAACGGCACGACCGGCAACAAATCCAACGATGGCCGATGATATGGGCCTAACCAAGCTAGAAGATCTAGCCATGAGGCTGTACGTTCACCACGTTACATCTCCTGATTGTGTGTCTATAGAATCAGATGAACTAGCCAGAGAATCTATAAAGCTAGCCAACATATTTTTCGATGAACTTGATAAGCGCGAAAAGGCTATAGGGGAAGGTGATGAGTGATCTAGACATTAAATGTCTAAATATTTGACAGCTAGACATTCTCTACTATTGTTTAATTAAACAACGGGAGAGAGACTATGAAAGCGTGCGACAATTGCAGCCACAACAACAAGAAGTACAAAGTCTGTACAATGGGAATCTGGACAGCAGCAACTAAAGACGAGAAAGCCCCATTAGGGGAGTGTGATTACCGATCGAAGGCTAAGAAAATAAAGGCGCAACGCGATGACTGAATACCCACCATACCGACACCAGCACAGCCCGCCAGCCACGAAGATAGACAAAGGCCACTCAGCGCTATTGATATCTAGGGTAAAACACTTTATCTCTATAGATCAGGTGTTTGTCGGATACAAGAGTAAGCAGACAGGCGAGTGGTTGGTAGCTATGGAAAAAGACAAGAAGCCTGGTCAGATAAGCACGTTTTTCATGGTGCCAGAGCACAGGCTAATGAGTTTGAGCGATTACAAAGAAGAGCGTTTATTTTAAAACAGTGATACAATTACTTTGTTAGCGATATGGCGTCGGACCCTAGTTAACAAACATAAGTGAGAAACAGGCCGTTTAGGTCTGCATAGTGGGGGTCTTCTCTCCCCCGTCCGAAACTGTGTAGACCTAAGCGGTTTTTTAATGGGAAAAATTTATGCATTACTACCAATTCAACATAGGTGACTATGCCAAGCGAACAAGGCATTTAACCAACGCAGAAGACCTAGCCTATCGTCGATTAATTGACCTCTATTATACCAATGAATCACCTATGCCTGATGACGTTAATCAGATAGCGAGATTGATTAGTATGCGTGAAAACATAGACGAAATTACCAATGTTCTGTCTGATTTCTTCACTCTTGATAACGGGTTCTGGATCAATAAGAGGGCTGACGAAGAAATAAACAAATATCACTCAAAGGCTGATGCTGCAAGGGCTAACGGCAAGAAGGGAGGAAGGCCAAAGAACCCAGATAAAACCCAGTCGGTTAATTCAGCTAACCCAGAAGAAACCGGATCGAAAGCTAACCAAGAACCAATAACCATAAACCATAAACCAATAACCAATAATAAAGACTTGTCGCCTAACGGCTCAATCAACAAAGTTGATAATTGCCCACATGATCAAATAGCAAAATTATACATGGAAATACTACCGGAATTACCAAGAGTGGCTAAGCTTACTGATAAACGGAAAAAGAGTTTGGGAGCTGCTTGGCGATCAGACATAAAATGTCAAAGCCTAGATTTTTGGAAGGGTTACTTTGAAGTAGTAAGTCAATCCAATTTTCTAATGGGCAAAACAAGTAGTTGGATGGCAGACTTTGATTTCGTGATTAACCAAAACAAGATGATAAAAATAATTGAGGGCGCTTACGAATGAAGATGTTTAACACTGATTCAGAACATGCGGTAATAGGTGCGATTTGTATTGATGGTTCATGTTTGCATGAAGTAATTGGAATGCTAACGCCTGAAAGCTTCTATACGCCAGAAAACAGGCATATCTATACCAGCATATTAGAATTGGATAAAAACGGCTCAGAGGTCGATTTATTCACCATAGCGGACGAATTAGAGAAGAAGTTCCCTACAGATGAATGGCTGGCTCAATTGGCAACCATACAAAAGAGCACTCCAAGCTCAAGGAATATAAAAACGTATGCTGAAAACGTCAAGGAATATGAAGACCTTCGGGCGCTCTACGGTGCAGGTCAGCATATAACCGATATATGTTTAGATCGAGATTTATTGCTAGACGACAAAATAGGCCAATCACAACAAGCTATTTTAGATTTACAGCAAAGCAAGAACACTGACCCATTAAATGCCAAACAGATGCTAAGCAGCTTTACTGACCATATGGAGGCTTGTTTTAGCTCAAAAGGTGGGCTGACTGGAACATCAACGGGGTTCCCCGCTTTAGATGATCACTGCAAAGGGATGCATGGAGGGGAGTTGATAGTAATCGCGGCCCGTCCTGCGATGGGTAAAACAAATATGGCGCTAAACTTGGCTAGCAATGTTATCAATCAAGGCAAGTCTGTTCTGTTCTTCAGCCTGGAAATGACCACCGATGAGCTAATGGGCCGAATGTGTGCGTCTCGATCCGGTCTTTTATATGACAAGGTTCTATCAGCTAACTTTCACGGTGACGAGGAATGGCGATTATACAATGATTTTACAGCCACAATGTCAGAGCAACGTATATTTGTTGATGATGATGCGGGGGCTAGTATTTCAGATATTAGGAGTAAATCACGACAAATCAAAATGCGTCACGGACTAGATTTGATTATCGTTGATTATCTGCAATTGGTTGACGCTCCAGGGGGAACGCCGACAGAGGTTGTGGAGAATGTTTCCCGAGGATTGAAGCGACTAGCCAAGGATATGGATTGCCCAGTTGTTGCGTTGTCTCAATTGAGCAGAGAGTGCGAGAAGCGGCAGGATAAGCGGCCTATGCTATCAGACCTTAGACAATCTGGTTCTATTGAGCAGGATGCTAACATCGTCGCCTTCTTGTATCGGGAAGTTGTTTATTCACCAAACCACATGCAGAGTCATATAGCCGAATTGATCATTAGAAAGCTAAGGCATGGTAAAACCGGAACGATTCCACTATTAACCGAGTTCCAATATTGCAGATTTAGGCACACTGAAGAAGAAATATACGAGCATCAAGAAGAACCAAAAAGGAAGGGTATGGTATGGTAGAGACTAAAGATAATGTATTGGAAATATTCTTAGCTATCAGTAAGAGATGGCCGCCAGAGCAGCGCAGAAAGTATCTAGAGAAGATACGCCAGGACGCAATAGATAGGCTAGAAGAAGAGGACTAACCCTCCAATTCTTCCAGCTCTTTGAGTAATCGGTAATAAGTATCTAAATAACCAAGGCCGCTACCTTCGACGGTTACCGGCCCTCGGGTTAACTTCATGTGGTACTCGCTTTCTTTGCGATCAACTAGAACTAGCGGGTCTTTCATAACTTCGCCCTTGGCATTCTAACGGCTCTCAATTTACCTTTTGTGATTTCTTCAATTTGAATTGCCCTATCAGCAGGAATAACCCCTTTAGTTTTCCAGTGACTGATAGCCCCCACTGTTACCCCGAGCTTTCCGGCCATTCGATCAGGACCGCCCAAATACATGATAATTCCAACAACCGTACTTTCTTTTCTAGTATCCATGATTCCTCCAAGTTTTTTATAGTATAGCTAAAAATAAATTATAGTTCTACTAGACACCATATTATAGCGGTGCTATATTTAACTCATCGAAACAAAACAACGAGAAGGTTATGAAGCGTTGGAATATTCCTGGTTATGCTTGGAGTCCAAAAGAAAGGGTTGAATGTATGCTTACGCGCATATCAAGGAATCGGTTCCTTTGCCAGATTAAGGATAGGGATCTAATTTACAGGGTTTGTGAGCGGTATTCATTTAACCCGAATCAAACCTTTAATTCGATCTTTGATTTTGGCTTAGGCCATTACCATAACGGCAAATGGAATTGCCCTGTATGGAATGGGGCTAGATTTGAATATGACAGAGCCAAAGAGGATCTTGTTCCATATTCTTGTGTTAGAACGAGGGAGGTTGTTGAAAAATATCCTAGAGATTTTGGTGTTAGTTTGCAACATATGGTTTCTCAGTGCGAAAGCTGCCAAACAACAGAAGGCCGAATCTATGACAGGGGTGATTTACACCTCCATTTCGACAAAACATTTTTATGCACTAGCTGTTGGAACAAAAGAAAAATCTACGTAAAAAATGTTTATGCTTATAGAGAAAACAAAACACTAATCAATAAACTAAATAAGGAAAGACTAAAATGGCAAAAATTAAAACTACAGGCGACTTAAGAGAGTTCTTGTGTTCATCAATAAACCTGGTTGCAAACGGCACGATGGACCCGCAAAAGGCGCGAGATATAACGAAAATAGCGGCTCAGGTGAACGAGTCTTTTTACGCAGAAGTTAAGGTAATAAAAACCAAGATTGATATGGGTCATGAGTTTGACAGGCTCGGGTCGTTATCAGTTGCAGATTCTGACAAATAACAAGAGATAAAGCAGATGTGTGTAGACATAACGAATTATCCAGAGCTAATAAAAGTGCTAGTCGATGTTATCAGTGTCCATTGCTACGATGGAAATCTACATAGGTTTGCAATTTGCGAGCTTAATTCTATTGATCGAGAGTCACTGATAAGCGCGTATATTGTTGATGCAGATCAGGGCGAGATAGAAGCCGTGTTATTCGATGCTGACATACATGCGGGCTTAGCAATGGCGATAAAGGGCCGTTCAACGGTTATATCGCAAGTGACGATAGAAAGTGTTCTTCAGAATAGGATTTACGACATAGCGCAGGAAATGGGGCCGATATTGGAACAGATAGAACGGGAAAATCACGAAGGGGATAGGATCAATGAGTGAGTTAAATATATACCAGCGCATTAACGCAGTGATGCAAGAGGTTCAATACGTGCAGAAGGATAAGCAAATCAGCGGTGGCGGGGCAAACTACAAAGCTGTTACGCATGATCAGGTAATTTCAGTAGCCAGGGCTGCACTCGTTAATCATGGCGTGATGATATACCCAAATCAAATAGAGGGCGGATTTCTTCAGATGCGTGATGTTAATGCTACGCCTAACCCAATAAAAATGGGGCTTTATGCTGGCAAGTATGAAATCAACTTTGTGGGGGTGGACAAAGGGGACAAGATAACGGCAACAGTAGAGGCGCACGCCAATGATAACGGAGATAAAGCACCAGGGAAGGCGCTAACGTATGCAACCAAGGCGGCCATACTTAAGGTGTTATGCCTTGAAACTGGCGAAGATGAAGAAAGCCGAGCAGATATGGCTAATACTGACTTTATCACTGAAGAACAGGCTGCAATTTTATACGGGCTTTTGGTCGATGAGGGTACAGGATTGCTAAATAAACTTGGTATGCGGCTGGCAAAAGTTCATAAGTTTACTATGATCTCAGAAATACCGGCGAAGAAATACGATGCAATTCTTAAAAGGGCGCAGCAATAATGGAGATTATCAGAGATATAGAGCAAGGGTCTGAGGAATGGTTAGCTCTGAGAGCGGGAAAGGTAACAGCATCTAATTTCTCTAAGGTTCTTTCTAAGGGCCAAGGAAAAACGCGAAACTCTTACATGTATCAGCTTGCCGCTGACATTTTAACAGGTGCGCCAACTGAGACTTACAAAAACGCAGCTATGGAGTGGGGGAACGAATGCGAGCCGCAAGCCAGGGCAATGTATGAATTGGAATCTGATGTTGATGTCGAAGAGGTTGCGTTCATTCACGGGCCGGAAATGGTAGGGGTTAGCCCTGATGGGTTGGTGGGGGAAAATGGGCTACTAGAAATAAAATGCCCAGCTACAACAACGCAGATTGAGCGTTATTTGTCTGGAAAGTTTCCAGCGGCGTACAAGGCTCAGGTACAGGGGCAATTATGGGTAGCCGGGCGGGAATGGTGCGATTTTGTAAGCTTTGATCCAAGGATTGACGGTGCGGCCTCTTACTTTTGCATAAGAGTCGAGCGTGACGAAGATTACATCAAAAACTTATCGATTGAAGTTGATCGATTTATTGAAGATTTATTACACATACTTGAAAAGTTGAGAGGGTAACATGGTTCAAAAAGTAGCAGACTTAGTAGTCAAAACTGGCGAGTACCAGAAAGACGGAGAAATGAAGGGGCGCTATGAAAATGTAGGCTCGATGATGCAGGGGGATAACGGAAATTTCTTGATATTGAAACGAACATTTAACCCGGCTGGCGTGCCAAATCCAGAGTGCAAAGATAGTGTTATTGTTTCGTGTTTCGAGCCTCAGCAAAATAACCAGGCGCCGAGGCAGCAACAAAACCAGCACCAGCAACAAAACCAGCACCAGCAGCCACAACAAAATCAAAGCCAGAATTTTCAACAGCCGCAACAACAGCAAGGCGGATATCAAGGTAGCAACGAGCCACCTTTCTAAATAACCATTAAGCCCTGCGTTAACAGGGCTATAACTAAACAGTATTAGCAATATCACCAATGTGTACTACGCTTAAGTATAGAAATGGAGGAAAACATCATGAAGAAATTACACGACTACTTAGTTTTAAAATTCAATCAATTCATGACTTGGGTTTTCAAGCATCCAACACCAACGACTTGCATTGATTGTGATGAAATCGTGTGTGATTGCTGGAAAATTGCTATGAAGAAAGACAATGAATAGCTTAATAATCATATGCGCTCTAGCTTGCCCAATCTTGGAGCGCGAGCAAGTAGCAGCGTTCAGAGAATCATGTCCTGGCTTTGTGATTGAAAATTTCGAGATTATAGAGGGCAATCACATCACAAGGCTAACGTGTACGGGTATGGCTAAAGCTAAGTAATGTCGTTAGCGCAGTTTTAAATTTTAACAATTTTGGAGAATGAAAATGTCAGATGAAGATCCGGTTTATGAAGAAGCGAAGGCGCATATCATCAAGATTCAAAGAGCCTCTATATCCAATATCCAGCGAACATTTTATGTTGGGTATAACCGAGCCGCACGGATAATGGAGCGCCTCGAAAGTGAAAAAGTGGTTTCAGAATTCAAGTATGACGGCACCCGCGAAGTTATAGTAAAGCCAGATAACGCGTAGTTCTGCCGAACACGCAAATTTAACTAAGGATTGAACATGGACATACAAGAAGCTATAACCGGAATAAAAAGTTTTTTCGATGGTGAGTATTTTGCAATCATAGACACCGCATATATCTCTGAAATTGCTGAAGAGAAAATGCAAAGACAAGAAGGCGAAGACTGCCCCCCATTCGATCATTGTTATGTAAACCAAGGTGGCGGAGGAATGAGCGGCGACGATTTTCACGGAACAGTATACTTCCACATAAAAGATCAACAATACATTGTTGCAGACTACTAACGCGCTTTGCTGTCGGATATTAACAACTAAGGAAAATGATAATGAGAATGAGTGACGTTAAATGCCCTCATTGCGGGAAAGAACAAGAGATAAATCACGATGATGGCTACGGGTACGATGAAGGCGAAAGGCATAGCCAGCATTGCTCTTGCGGGAAAGAATTTGGTTTTACCACAAGCATCATGTATTGCTACGAGGTTTTTTGTGCTGACGACAAGCATGAAATGGAACAGCCATTGCCGGATATGCACAACGGCTTTTGGAGCTGTGAAAACTGCGACCACTCAGAAATAAGACGCTAATTTGTCGAATAGGAGTAAATTTAAAATGACCTTAGATGAGCAGCTAAAAGCATCAGGAATGCTCACAGTAAAAGAGCTAATGGAAGGGCAGCCTATTGACGGCTTCATGATTAATACTGGTATTAAAGATCTAGAGACTTTCTCGGATTGGCTCGAAATGCGTACCCAGGAAATGCTAAAAATCAAGGCCAGAATGATCTTAAAAAACCGAGAAGACGAAGACATTTACGAATGGGTTCTTGCGCATTGCGCAATACTCAATGAGGTTAGGCTTAACTTTAATGCGGCTAACGCTAAATAAGTCGGGAGATAGAGTGTTATGGAATGGGTAAAAATTAATGATGAATTGCCGCCAAAAGACGGAAACTATCGTACTAAATCTGCATACTATGAAGCCGGTAGAAAGATGAAATTTATGAAAGATTCTGGCACCAAAGAGACTCCATTTTCAGATAGGTATAACGTCTGGTTTTCAGACAGAACGTCACGAACTTCAAGCGTAACGCATTGGCAACGCGTTTAGATGTCGTTAGAGAGATTTAAAAAGAGGTCAATATGTCGCCAAAGTCCAAAATGACGCTAAGCCTGTTATCATTCAGTATATTCGCTATCTGGCTTGTTTATATCACGAATATCAACTAATCTTTAATAGACAGCACGCACACTGTCCGCTCGGCGCATCAGGTCGTATGAGCTTTAGCCTGTTCACTCCCCAGTGAATGGGCTTTTTTTTGCCTGCGTGTTATCATTTAGACAGCTAAAAGGAGCAATTAAGATGAGTTATGCAGATAGGCACACAGCAAGCCAAAATGACGCAGAATACGCTAAATTAAAAGTCTTACAGACTAGAGTCGAAGAAGTTACCCAAGATTGGATGAATAGAGCGACTGCATTGCATGGAGTGACAGTTGATACTGATGACAAAGCTGAATTGCTCGCCCTCCGGGTAGCATTCAAGGCTTCATTGGCTACGATACTAGCATAAATGGCAGCCGCATCATCAATCGCTAGATGGCTCTTAAATGAAGCCTCAAGCGGTACAACTCCAACTGAATGCGCCGACGATGAAGGGTCCAATACTCTCACTATCGACTATAGTTCGGGCGATGCTGCCTGGACTAGTGTCGCGGCTGGCAATGGGTTAGATTTTACAGCAACGGCAGGATCATCTAATACAGCTATTGCTGAACTGGATGATATCGCTACTAATGGTGATATTGGCTCTAGCTTAGATGCTGTATCTGAGGTTTCTTTTATACTAAGGGCCACTATTGACGCAGGGGCCGCTTCAGGCTCAAGACTTTTTGCAATCGGTACAAATAGTGGTGACACAGATCTAAGCATCGTAGTTGATACGACAGTCTTGCGAATTCGCTGGGACCAAGAAAGCGGCGGTGTCGATGATACGGTAAGCTACAGCATACCAAGCGGTATAACTACAATCGGCGTGTCAATAGATACGACTGAGGCCGCAGGGGCCGATAGATGTAAAGTTTATTACGACGGATCTCTAGAGACCGCAGCGGGTGGAACGCTGACACTAGATTCAACACTAGACAACATCAATAATACTAATCGATACGCAACAATAGGCAATAGGCCGAGCCAGAACCGGAACATTGATGGAAAGATTTACTACGCAGAGCTGTTTACAGGTGTATTAACATCCACGCAGCAATCCGACGCCCATACAGCCCTAGCTTCCGGTAATGATGCTAATTGGGATGCTGATGCAGGGACAACTGTAAATCTAACAGGCCAGGCGTCTACATCTGGTCAGGGTACATTGTCGATCTCTGGAGCTGCATCTACAGCCCTTGCTGGGCAGTCTTCTACTTCCGGGCAGGGTGCCTTAGCTGTATCAATAGGGATTTCTGAAGCGCTAACAGGTCAAGCCTCGACAGTAGGCCAAGGAGCGGTAATTGTCACTGTCGGTGGAGTCGCAATTGTTCCACTTACTGGGCAATCTTCAACGGTAGGCCAAGGGACTCTGGCAATCTCTGGCGCGGCAATAGAGGCGCTCTCAGGGCAAGAATCTACAGTTAATCAGGGTGCAATATCAGTATCAGCAGGGGTTGGTGTAGATCTAACAGGCCAGGGGTTGTCATCCGCACAAGGCACGATGTCAGTTGTAGTGGATACGGTTGTTGGCTTGTCTGGGCTTCAATCAGTGGTGGGACAGGGTGTAATTGGCTTCCAGACCGCAAATATATTAACATTGACAGGTCAAGAGTCTTCAGTGCAACAAGGAGTTATCGTTGTTTCTGCGGGAGGTTGGACTGTTCAACCAGACGTTTCAGCAACTTGGGACGAAAAAATAGACGCTTCAACCACTTGGACTATTCAATAGGTGAAATAATGGCTTCAACTACTGCAATTTGCACAAGCTTCAAACAAGAATTACTAGTAAAAGGGCATGATTTCACTTTGTCCACTGGGGATACTTTCAATATATCGCTTTATACCTCAACGGCTACGCATGGTGCTGCGACAACTGCCTATAGTGCGACTAACGAAGTTTCCGGTACTGGCTACACTGCGAAGGGTAATACCTTAACTAACGTCACTCCCACAACTTCAGGAACTACGGCGCTCACTGACTTTGCTGACACTACATGGTCAACCTCAACCATCACGGCAGCTAGCTGTCTAATTTTTAATGATACTGACTCAGGTGATGCGAGCGTACAGGTTCACGACTTTGGGGGTGATAAGACCTCTACAGCGGCAGACTTCACTATCACGTTCCCGACTGCTGACGCATCAAACGCAATTATACGGATAGCTTAATGACATTTGACGAAAGCAATGGCCATATAACAACAGAGTTCACCGGCAGAACTGTTGATCATGTTGTCAGGAATGGCAAGGTACTAGAGTTCCATACTACGTGTGGGCACTGTATTAAGTTACAATCAGATGAAAGCCACGATATTCATTTTGCGGGCACTAGCGTGCATATCGTTGTGGCAGGACTAGATCTATTCCCTCAGCAGGGAATGTAAGTAAACACTAACCGATCAACCCTAGGGAATCGGGCAGAATAACCGTGAGGACTCTGTAAATGGCTAAAATGACAGCAAAGCAACAGGCATTCTGCGAGGCTTATGTGTCCAATGGTTTTAATGGGACGAAAGCCGCAATCACAGCCGGATATAGTGAGAACTCAGCGCAAGAGATCGGCAGCGAGAACTTATGCAAACCTATTATTGCTGAATATATAGCCAAGTTTAAAGAGAGTGCAACAGAAAGGGCGCTGGTAACCGTTGAGGATGTTGTTAAAGGTCTTATGTGCGAGGCTCAGGGTTTAGGTGAAGATACAAGCACAAGCGCACGTGTAGCAGCATGGAAGGCGTTGACAGATTACACTGGCGGATTTGACCAGAACAAGATCAAACAAGAAAACGTCAATATCGAAATGACTCATGAACAGTGGTTGGAGTCGCTTATTTGAATCCGCAACAAGCACGCCAACGGCTTAAAGATGACTTTTCCTTTTATGCTCGCAACTGTCTAAAGATCAGAACTAAGACAGAAGGCAAGCAACCATTCGCTTTAAACTCAGCTCAGCAATACGTCCATAACCAGATAGAAGAACAGAAGCGCAAAACCGGAAAGATCAGGGCGCTAGTTCTAAAGGGCAGGCAGCAAGGCATATCAACTTATGTTGAGGGGCGCTATACATGGAAGACTACCCACAACAAAGGTGTTAGAGCGTTCATACTTACCCATGATGGTGAGTCTACTAACGCGCTTTTCGAAATGGCTGACCGCTACTACACTAATCTACCAGCACACATAAAACCAAGCTTGGGCGCATCCAATGCTAAGGAATTGTACTTCGATGGACTTGATTCGGGTTACAAGATAGGGACGGCAGGCAACAAGGCGGTAGGACGGGGCCAAACAATACAGTATTTTCACGGCTCAGAGGTGGCATTCTGGATGAATGCAGGGGATCACACAAAAGGGATAATGCAGGCCGTACCTGATGGCGATGATACGGAAGTCATTTTAGAATCAACTGCTAATGGTGTCGGTAACTACTATCACGAACAATGGAAGTTAGCTGAAAAAGGGCTTAGTGAGTTCATTCCTATATTTGTTCCTTGGTTCTGGCAAAAAGAATATTCAAAGAAGCTACCTGAAAGCGGCCTTGTTCTTGATGATTACGAACAAAAGATAAAAGAACACTATAATTTAACTGATGAGCAGCTATTTTGGCGACGGATGAAGGTTGCAGAACTTACCGTTGATGGCGTTGATGGGAAGAAGGCGTTTAAGCAAGAATATCCAATGAATGCCGCCGAAGCTTTCCAGGTTACAGGCGGTGGCGATACGTTAATCAATGCCGATCAATGCATGAGGGTTAGAAAAAACGAGGTTAACGGCAATGGGCCGCTTATTGTTGGCGTTGATCCATCAAGAGGCGGTGATAGATTCGCAATTATGAGAAGGCAAGGGCGCAAGATGTACGGCCAAAAGTCATACATTGGCGAGCAATGCGACAAGTTAGGGAAGAATGTTGCCATATGTAAGGAAATCCTTGATACACCAGATCCTATAGCAGGCAAGGTTCCTGATAAAATGTTTGTTGATTATGGCGCTGGCGCTGACATTGTAGACCGACTACATGAGCTAGGTTACGAAGAAAGGGTAAAGGCTGTTCATTTTGGTTCTACTCCACTAAACCCAGTGAAATACAAAAACAAACGCAATGAAATATGGGGAGAAATGGCGATATGGGTTAATGATGAGGATATGCCGCCACAGATACCGGATGATGACGAGATACAGGCTGACCTATGCGCAAGCCCGTACAATAGAGATTCTAACGATCTTAAGGTATTATGGGCAAAGGAGCGGATTAAGAAAGAATATGGCTTTAGCCCTGATTACGGGGACGCTGGGGCGCTAACATTCGCAGAACCTGTATCAATAAGCAATTCTTTTAAGAAAGACCTCGATTATAAGCAAAGGCGCGTAGTGTAATGGCTAAGATGAATGATGATGATTTACTCAGTTACTTGGATTCAGCAGAAGCTAATTCTATTCACGCCTCTGATGAGCTAAACGCGCTCAATCGAGAGTATTACGATAGATATATGGCTAACCCTTGGAATGAGGTAACCGATGAGTCCAAAGTTCAATCTACCGATGTTTATGATGTTGTTGAATCAATCACGCCCAGCTTAGCTCAGGTTTTTTTAGGCGTTAACGAGATCCATAAGTTTAAGCCAATCAAGCCTACGGATTTAGAACGCGCTACTTCAGAAGAAAAAACCAAGTACATAAATTATTTAGTCAGGAATCAACCATCATCATTCAAGACTATATTTGACTGGATCAAAGGCGCGTTAATCTACAAATACAGCGCTGTTACTTTTGGCTATGAAGAAGAAGACACTGTAAAAGTTATTGATTATTCCGCGCTAGATGAAAAAGAACTGGAGGAGATAAAAATAACCTTCCATCTACTAAGAGAAAGGGAAGGCGCGGAAGTAGAATTTGAAGAGATAGAACGTGAAGAGAATGACGACTTACATGATCTAAAGGTAACTGTTAAAAAGACTGTTGGGCGGTATTTCGTTAGATATATTGATCCAGATGATTTTGTCATAACTCGCGGGACTTCTAGTGTAGATGATGCCCAAATGACAGGTCATGACTGCATAGTAACCAAGTCTGATTTGGTGGCGATGGGGTACAGCAAGGAGCTTGTACAAGACCTAGCATCAATTGATTCAACCGACAGCGTTAACCGGCAGGAACGGACCAGAGAGCAAGGCGGAACCGATCAGGGCAATAGTTATCATTGGACCGGGGAACTGGTAAAGCTTGAAACCAGATATGTTAAGGTTGACCGTGATGGCGATGGAATAGCGGAAAGGCTCAAAGTATTAAGGGTTGGAGCTACATTACTAGAAGACTATACCTATGAGATAGCGCCCTATGCCATGCTTTCATCGATACTAATGCCAGGACAAGCTATCGGAAGAAGCACAGCAGAAGTAACGGTTGAAACTCAAGACATCAAAACCACCTTGCTTCGTCAAACCATGATGAATATGTATCAGGTTAATAGCGCTAGAATGGCGGCGAATCAAAACGTAAACATGGACGACTTGCTGACTCAAAGGCTTGGTGGCGTTGTTAGGGTTAAGGGAGAAGGCAACCCACTTCAGTCAATGGCCCCGTTGCCTGTTCCGTTTATCGGTGATAAATCGTTGATGGTGCTCCAATACGCTGATTCAGCTAGAGCGCAAAGAACCGGCTCATTAATGGCTAATCAGGCGTTGGATAGTGACAAGCTCGGAAACGAAACAGCAACAAGATTCGAAGGCGTGCAGGATGCGGCAAACTCTAAAACTGAATTGATAGCTCGATGCATGGCCGAAACAGGGTTCAGAGAATTGTTTTGTGGAATGCTTTGGACGGTATCACATTTCCAAAAAACTGCTACTGAGGTTATGGTTCTCGGCAAACCACTCACTGTTGACCCTCGGAAGTGGCTATCTGATCAGCCTATGGTTTGTAACGTTGGTTTGGCGGCTGGTGATAATGAAAATGTAATGACAAATATGACTGGATTGTTGCAAATTAGCCAGCAATTACAGGCAGGTAGATCGCCTTTAACGGACATGAAAAAGCAGTACAACATCCTTGATAGAATGACCAAGGCCATGGAGGAGGGCGATACCAGCCAGTTCTTTAATGACCCTGAAGTCCCTGAAGAGATGATGCAGGCTCAGATCGAAAAGCTTCAAATTGAAAACTTCCAGCTACAACAGCAGGCACAGCAAAACCCACTAGCTGAAGCGGCAATGGTCGAGCAACAAGGGAAGATTGCAATAGCTCAGGGTAACTTAAATCTTAAGATTGCAGAGCTAGACGAGAAGAAGCGCCAATTTAACGTTAACGAGATGGCAGAAGCCAATCAAGCTATTGCAGATTTAGAGCAGAAATATACCGAGCTGGAACTTAAATACAGCACAGACATAGAAGGCAAAGGCCAAGATTATGACATGGTTTTCGATCCTTCTACTGGGGCTATAACTAATGGGAATTAGAGTTCTAATAAAAGGCTTAGATAAGGTGATTGAGTTCCCGACAAATACCAAGCTTCCAGACATTGAGAATTCTATAAAGGTCAATTGGAATGAGGTGGAAAGCTTAACCGGTCTGCCAATGGATAAAGCTAGCAGAATGGAAAGGGCGAACCGACTAGGCTTTGTTGCTGGTGTTGCTGGTGTTGCTGCTATGGGCGCGAGCGATGATGCAGAGGCGGGGGCGCTATCTAAAGGGTTGCGAAAAACTGCCAAGGCTGATTACATGAAGTCTCAACTGCCAAGCAAGCAGGTTAAACGGTTACCAGAAAATATAAAAGATTTAAGAAAGGATGTGGCAGGCAAAAGAGAAGAAAGGAAGCACGCTAAACCAAGAAATCAATTGCCACTAAAAACAAGGCTTAGCAGGCTAAAGGATTCCAAGCTAATTGATAATAAAAAGGATCGATTATTAAATAGTGATAATTCTAAATTTTGGACTAATGCCGATAAAAAAAGAATAGAGAGCCAAATTGATATAGATGGAAGCCCAGGTTTTGAGGTTGTGCAAGCGAATCTAGGTGCTGTAAATCGTAAATTAAAATCAGATGGGTGGGAGTTGTCCCACAAATCAACAGAAGGTGGACGAGCATCTAGCCTTTATTTTAAAAAGGATGGAAAAACTATAAGAGTTTCAAACCATGAGTTGCCAAATACAGCGCAAAGAGAATATAACAGGAGTATTGGGCATGGTGGCGGGTGGGATGAAGAAATAATTATCGGTAAAGATTTTAAATTCTCAGATATGCTTGAATCACTGCCATCAACAAAGGGAGCGGTAACGGGTGGCGCTCTAGGCTTGCTAGGTCTAGGCGGTCTACTACAGCCACAAAGCGCAGAAGCTAAAGCCAAAGCTAACGAACAGCCATACAAAGAAGGCGAGCCACTATTTACAGCGGATCAAGCAAAAGGGGCGCTTGACGTCCTTGCTACAGTTGGGAGTGGATTGCTCGGTATGTCGGTTGGCGGAATTACTGGCATTGTTACCGGCGATGCTGGCGCTATTGATCCGGTATCAAAAGCATTCATACGCGAACCAAGCACAGATGAAGGTAAAGAAATAATACAGAAGCTTATGCCAATTCTAGGGTCGGTAGATGCGGTTAATCAATTTCTATCTAAGACTGTAGGTGATGCAGCAAATAAAGCCGGTTCTAATATATCGCCTGAAGTTGGGGCTGCAGCTGGTGCGGGTGCCAGAGCTTTAACAGAAATATTTTCACCAATATAAGAGGCAACAATGAGCGAAGACAAAAGCGAGGCGGTAACGACATTGGAGGCAGCTCACATATTCGGCGCGGAAGCCAAAAAGGTTATAGAAAACAAAGCTTATGAATTTGCCGTTACGTCAATAAAAGGCAGGATCTTTGACGAATTGGCAAACACCCCAATAATAGGGGATAATGAGGCTATCGTGGAACTTGTGCGTTCTCTTCAGAGCGTTAACAAGATCCAAGAAGTTTTGGAGCAGGTCATGCAGGAAGGAACCTTTGCGGAGGACAACCTTCTTGATCGAATCAAAAACCCAAACAGGTATAATCGATGCTAGAAAATCTTAGCGAAACTAGCGAAGAAGTAACAAATGTATTTTATCCATCTGCTACGGAACAGGAGTCTACGGACCAAACCGAAACCGAAGAAGATGTAGAAAGCTCCGAGATTGAAGAAGATCTCGAAGAGTTGGACGATGAGGAAACTGAAGATACAGAAGAAGACGAAGGCGAACCGGAATCTCTAGACGTTTTTGGCGTTGAGATGACCCGCGAAGAATTCGACACTATGAAAGATCAACAGTTGATGCACGCCGATTACACGAAGAAGACACAAGCACTAGCAGGCGAGAAAAAGCAGATAGAAGCGCTGAGTTCTGATTTATCTACGTTTATTAGTGAATTTGAATCTTTAATCGTGAACGAGGAAAGTGACGAGGAACTGAAAGAGCTGAAAGAGGATGACTACGTCGAATATTTGCGTAGAAAAGAACTCATTGATGCCAGAAAGAAGAAGCTTAAAGGCGCTAAGAGCAAACAAGCGGACGCTTTAAAAACAGTTCAAGCCGATGAAAACCAGAAGTTAATCAGTGTCATGACTGAGTGGGCCGACCCTAAAAAAGGTCAGGCAACACAAAAATCAGACGTAGATACTGCTCTGAAATATGCGGGTGAAATTGGCTACTCTAACGAAGACCTCAACAAGCTCTCTGATCACAAGGTTATTAGAGCATTAATCGACGCTGGCAAGTATCGCGAGCTTAAACAGTCCAGAACTGCGGAAACAAAGCGAAAGACTAAAGCAAGCAAGAAAGTCATCGCCAAAAAGGTCACTAAGGCAAAGGCTAAAAGTGATTCAGAACTTTTCTACGGAGCTAAATAATGGCTACTTTAGGTGTAACAATGCCAACTATGCTGGACTGGGCTAAAACCCGTGATCCAGATGGCAAAACAGCACGCATCGTTGAGATGCTATCACAAACCAACTCTATCCTTGAGGATGCGGTTGTAAAAGAGGGCAACCTACCGACTGGTGAGCGCGTCACAATTCGAACAGGTTTACCGACTTCATACTATCGTATGATTAATGCCGGTACCCCACCAAGCAAGGCAACCACGGCACAAGTGACCGAGAACGCAGCAATGCTCGAAAGTCGCTCACATGTTGATGTTGACCAGGCTTCTCTTGAGGGGGATGTTAACGCATACCGCTTACAGATGGCCCAGGCACACATGGAATCAATGTCTCAGGCGCAAGCTACTACTTTGATGTATGGCTCGGCCGCTAATCCTGAAGAGTATGTCGGTCTATCAAACCGCTACAATAGTTTGTCGGCTGAAAATGCTGATAACATTATTGATGCAGGCGGAACCAGTACAGACAATATGTCTGCATGGTTAATTGGCTGGTCTACTAACACCATCTACACAGTGTTCCCTAAAGGGTCAAACGCTGGACTTTCTCATGAGGATTTGGGAATAGATGATGTTGATGATTCTGATGGGAATCCATTTAGAGCATATAAAGATCTGTTTAAGTGGAAAAGCGGTCTAGTTGTTGCTGATTGGCGTTACGGTGTTCGTATTGCGAACATTGATAACTCTGATTTGGTGGCTAAGTCTGGAACTCAAGCGATTACGGCAGCGACGGCAGTTCACAAGCTAATGTCACGCGCCATTGATCACTTGCCATCATTGACAAATGTTAGGCCTGTATTCTATGTAAATAGAACGCTCGCTTCGCATTTGCGAGTAATGGCGCTAGACACGAGTAACGCAGCCGCTTTGATTGAGCCAGCTATAAACCAGTTCGGCGCAACCATTCACCAACTTACTTTCTTAGGTATCCCGGTTCGCCTGGTTGACACTTTGACTGTAGCTGAAGCCCGAGTGGTATAAGGAGAATATTATGTATATTGATAAGTTGTTAAAGCTATCCGATGCTCAAGCGTTAACCGCTACGGCAGTCGGAACTAACGTGGTAGACATCGAAGTCGCACGCGGAGTTGGTAACGGTGAGCCAATGGCAGTTGTTTTTTCTGTCGGTGTTGATGCTGATCAAACCACTGGTGACGAGGACTACACTTTTGATGTTGAATACGCTACTGCCGCCGCTCAGGACGCAGGTGTTCAATTGATGGGTCGTAGAATCTTTGAATCTGGCACGCCAGGCGCTCCAGCACAGGACGCTGATTTGCTTGTGGCTGGCTTCGTGTTCGCCATTCCAATTCCTCCTACTATGGATGATGAAGACGGTGACTTCCTTGGTGTGCGTTACACCTTAGCGGGAACATCTCCCACCATAACAGTTGATGCGTGGATTGCTCCACTATGTGACGTTTCACAGTATGTTTCTCATGCTGACAACGTGACAATTAACTGATGCGGGTTAGGGCAATTAAGCGAGGTTTCTTCGGTGGCGTATATCGCCGCCCTGGGGACAAGTTTGATTGCCCTTCTGATGCTTTCAGTTCTAATTGGATGGAAAAGCTAACGAAGGGTAAACCAAAACCGCTACCAGAACCAAAGTACATCCCTTTAGAAATACCCAGCTTGATGAATAAAAAAGACAAATCTTAGTTATGAGGTGTGACAATGGCCTTAGCCACTTATTCAGATTTAAAGGCCACTGTCCAGGATTGGTCTCACCGTAGCGACGTTCAATCAAGAATAGATGATTTTATTCTGATTGCAGAGCAAGAAATGTACAATAATCGCGTTGAGCCGTTGATTGTTCGCGAGCAAGAATTTAGAGCCACTGCCGATACATCTACATCGGAAAGATTTTTACCGCTCCCTGATCGTTTTACGCGAATGCGCAGGTTGTTAATTGACGATAAATCAACCACTCCAGATCAATTTGAATTAACTTTTTACCCTCCTGAAGTCTTACCAATATCAAGCGATGCGGGTATGCCTGGAGGTTTCAGTGTTACCAGTCAGATTGAGTTTAATCGTGTTCCTGATGCTGTTTACAACGTAGAAATGCAGTATTTTGGAACAATAGCGCCCCTTAGCTCATCAAATACAACCAATGATATTTTAACCAATTACCCAACTATCTATTTGGCCGGGTGTTTATGGGCATTGTATCGGTGGGCAAAAGACCCAGAAAGCGCCAACTCTGCCTACACTGATTTTATAGGTGCTATACGTGGCGCGAATAAATCAGACATTGATGGGCGGTATGGCCCAGGTCCAATTATGCGCAACGAAAGGCCGGTTGTATGACCTTTCGCCCCGTTCCGGTAAATTTCGTAGGGCAATCCTACACGCATAGGTCTAGATCGCTATCTAGTCAGGTGACGATGAATTTAATACCTGAGTTTGTGCCCACTGGTAAAACTGAAAGCGCTCTAACTTCATGGTATGGGTCAAAGGCATGGAGCGCCGGCAGTGGATTAGACAGGGGCATTCATAACTTCTCAGGCGTACTTTATAAAGTCACTACCAACACACTTTACAGCGTAGACAGTCTAGGCAATCAAACCCCACTTGGAACAATTCAAGGTTCTGCACCCTGTATATTTACGGACGACGGCGTGACAATGCGGATTGCTAGCGGTGGTGAGGATTATCTGGTGACTGGCGGAGTTCTTTCTGTGCTCAGTGACACAGATCTAAACCCAGGTAACTCTGTCGCGTATCTCAATCAGCAGATGATTAATGATTCTAACCCTGTAGGTGGGAGTGGTGGAGGGCAGTTTCAAGTTTCTGATGTTGGCGTTCCCGGCTCTATTGCTTCAAACAACTTCGCTACTGCTGAAAGCGCACCCGATGACACGGTAAGAGTAGCGACTTTCAATGAGAGAATATTTCTTTTTGGCGACATTAACACCGTAGAGACTTGGTGGAACTCAGGCACAGGCAACCCGCCTGTTGATCGTGTTCAAGGTGGAACCATGCAAATGGGAATAGATTCACCTTATTCTGTAGCCATCAGTACTCAGTTTGTTTATTTTCACGGAAAAGATGGAACTGTTTATAGGTTCTCTGCCGCTCAGCTACACCCAATTACCCCTCCAGCCATAGCCGCTACGTTTTCCAAATACGTTTCTAATGATGCTAGAGCGTTCATGGCTAATATCGAAGGTATGTCATTTTATATCTTAACCTTCCCGACAGAGGAGAAAACGTGGGCATTCAATGAAGATGGTAACGCATGGTTTCAACTGTCCACTGGTGCAGATGAAGGCCAGTACATAGGCACGTCATACGCTGAATGCTACGGTAAGAAGCTCATAGCAGATGGTGGTAACGTCTTAGAGCTTGATGCCGACACATACACCGATAACGGCGAAGTGATCATAAACGAGCGTGTCAGCCCTCCTATTGTGTCTCCCTCGGGGGGCCGTATAGAGATGTCGTCATTTACTTGCATCATGGAAACAGGCGTGGGCATTGTTACCGGGCAAGGCGAAAAGCCGCAGGCAATGTTTGAGGTGTCTTTGGATGGCGGAAAGTCATGGAAACCAATCGGTACTGCTGAGCTAGGCAGGCAAGGCGAGGCACGCGAGAAAGTAACTATTTATCACATGGATAGCGCCTATGAGATCATGGTCAAGATAAGAATAAGTGACCCTGTTTTTATATCGATTCACGGCGCATCCATTGAGATTAGGGAGGCTGGCTTTTAATGGCTAAAGTTGACCCGCGCTTATACAATATACCTGTTGATCTCCAGAAGACTCCAGAGGTTAGAAAATACTTTGAAGACTTAGAAAGGTTCTTGCATGATTTATGGTTTAGGACTGGCGGCGGCAATGATGCGATAATCGAGGTAGAAGCCAGTGTTGACAATGGCGCGCTATCTAAGTCTGCCATTTTAGGCGGGAGAATTGGCGAGCTGGAAGCTATGACTTTTGCCAGCCAGATACCTTGGATTATAAAGCACTTAGAAGAGCTTGAAATGAGACCTGATAACAAGGCAAGAATAGCGATGCTGGAGAAAAGGATTAGTGATCTGGAGCTACAGCAATGAGCGTGTCAAATGCGCAATACGCGGCCTTACTACAAAGGATTGAGGAGCTGGAGAGTGATACTGGGCATCTACCTTATGTTGGGGCGCTTCGAAAAGAGATTGATGATATGAATAAAGATTTTCTGCTGGAGGTGGCGAAAGGTAATGTGCCAGGACACAAGATGGGCACGATGATTGCACTAAACCCAGATGTCGGAACTACAGAAACTGAAACTATCTGGGATTTAGGCGATACTTATACCTATTTGACTGCTGACACTCAGTTGTATATCTCGTCCACAAGCGCGTCTGACACTGCGGTTTTTGTTGTTGTTACGGGGTTAGATGAGGACTATTTAGAGGTTACGCGAACGGTAACAGTGAACGGCCAGACTCAAGTGGCCCTAAGTGGGCTAATGTTCAGGGTATTTGTTGCCGTTGTTGCCGGGAGCACTTCGCCAGTTGGTGACCTTTATATTGCAGAGTCAGACACATTAACTGCTGGTGTCCCTGACACTGCTACTAAAATCAAATCACAAATTGCGCTCACTGGTCTTGATTCGGGCACCGAGTTTGCTAGCCACAATATTACGCACAACGGTTTTCTCACGGTGCCAGCTGGAAAAACGCTTTACTCTTTGTCTCTAAGTACTTTTGTAGAGAAGAACGCGGATATTACCTTTGGTGGTAGAGTTAAGCTTTTTGGTGGTTCTTGGATCAACCGAAGTCCTTCACCTCTGTATCAAGAGTTTGCTACGCTTGCATTTGACACTAGACTTTCTCTTGCTCAAAAGACTGAGCTTGAATTTAGGGTTATTGCTGGAAATCCTGGGTCAAGCTTCCAATTCCAATTCCAATATATGTTGGTGGATAACTAAAATGGTACAAATAATAGGGCGGAACGCAAACTCTAATGACGTGGCTACAGTGACAACCTACACTCTGAATAGCGTGACGGCTACCGTGATTTCGCTGGCGAATAGTGAAAGAATGTATTTCACTGTGTGTCTTGATAGGGGTTCTACTGACGAAGATGTTGCAATCAGGTGTTACTCAGCAGCAACCGATAACGTTTTCAGGGGCGAAGTATTGACTAGGCGCACAGGGGGAAATGATGCCCTATTTAGACCTAGCTGGGCGATGCCTGTAGATAATCTTTACACGGGTGAGGTTTCAGCGATAACAGATAGTGGAACAATGGTTGTTCACGTAACGGAGTGGTAAATGAGCACAGGAACATTAAATACAAACTCTCTTGGTGATACCACAGCATCACTGGCGCTTACGACTGAAACTGTAGTCACTCTGTATGTTGAGCCTTTGACTGGCTCGCATAGCAACCACAGGGTAACCCTTGAGTTTTCGCCCGATGGCGGGACAACATGGATAGCAGTTAGCGATAGCGTTAATGGCACGGCTAATTCAATCACGGTTGAAATAGTAGCAACAGATGTTAGGGCCTGCGTTTGCGAGGCTGAAGGCGCAACAAGTACAATAACTGTGCATATATTGGCGAGGTAGAAAATGGCAATTTCATACGAAGAAGTAAGAGTAGAGCAAATGGCTATAGCCGACACATCACAAAAAGTTGTCGAGGACGGAACCAATGCCGAGATAACTCAGGGCACTATATGCAATGAAAGCGCCTCAGCGGTGACGTTCAGTGTTTATATCCCAAACCCTACAGCGGCGGGTGGAGCTACTAACCTTGTGATTGATGGGAAAACTATTCTTGCCGGGCAAACAGACTTACTCCCTGAATTGCTGGGGAAGAGGCTTAGTGCTGGTACGGATATACGAACGTCGTGCAGTACAGCAACCGCTCTTAATATGCACTTATCACTGATGATTAGAACGGTTTGATAATAGAACAAACCGACGACCTAAAAGCGGTCAAGGATGTTCTAACATATCCTGGGATATGGGAAACAATTAGCGGCGACTTTGACGACAAAGAAGCGTTTGAAGTACCCAAAGATGATCATATATACCTTTTGGGGTACAATGAAGGTCAAGTTATAGGCTTATTTGTAGTGCATAAACGTGGTAACAATTGGTTTTGTCACGTACAAGTAAAGCCAGAATATAGACAAGAACACGCCAACGAGTTTGGCACCAAAGTATTAGAGTGGGTTTGGAATAATACCGAAATCAACAAGCTTCGAGCACTGATACCGGAAATTTACCCCAATGTTAAAGCATTCTCGGAACTGATGGGTTTTAGTGAAGAGAGCGTAATAGATAACAGTTATGTCAAAAACGGCCTTTTATACGATAAATGGCTAATGATGATAAAGAGGTGAATAATGGGTTTTGTTAGTGATGTTGCATCGAGTGTTGGAGGGGCATTATTTGACCCATTTGACGTAGTTAGTAACACTGCAAGCAGCGTGTCTGATTACGTTACCGGAGCGCCAGCGGCAGAGGCGGCAGAGGAGGCGGCAGCACTTCAGGCGGCGGCTGGTCGTGATGCAACGGCAAATCTCAGGCTTGCACAACTGGAAGCGGCAGCACGCCAACAGCCTTTTGAGCAGTTCGGCATTGAGCAAGGCATTGAACAGTTACCAGGCTCATTCGAGCGCTTGCAAGGCGCTATTGATGACCCTAGCGGAGCGGTATTAAATAACCCATTTTTCCAAGCCTTGGCAGGACAGCAAGAGCAACGCCTTATGGCATCTCAGGCAGCTAGGGGCAAATTTGGCTCAGGTGAAACTGGCGACGATTTGCAAAGAAACCTCTTGTTACTCGGCAACCAATTCGCCCAGCAAAACATCGGCAATATCCAAGGCCAAATTCAAAACCAATTTAACGCTTCGACCATTGGCCAAAATGCGGCGACACAGACTGGAGTCTCAGGACTCCAAACGGCTGGCAATATCGGCGGTATTATGGGCAACGTTGCCAACGCTCAAGCGGCTGGAGTTATCGGCCAACAGCAAGCCCAGGCCGGTGGGCTTGGTAATTTAATGCAGCTAGGCGGTCTAATCGCGGCTCCGTTTACAGGTGGCTCAAGTCTCGGGCTTAGCGGTCTAGGGTCATTCTTTGGTGGTGGGGGTGGCGCTAGTACAGCCGTTATCAACCCAACTGCTATGGCTAACGCCGGTAACAGTTTCGCGCAAGGGGCTTTTTACTAATGGCAGACTTTCAGATAAATCCAAACATACCCTTGATGGCTCAACAGTCAGACCCATTAGGTGATATTCAGTCAGGGTTACAGCTCGGCCAACAAATACAGCAAATGCCGTTACAGAATGAGCTGCTACGACAAAAAGCACAACAGAACCAGCAAGTTCTAGCAGCTAATCAGGCAAAGGCAGCACAGGCAGAGAAAGCCAGGGTGATAACTTCAGTGGCTCAGGGCTATCAAGAAGTTAAGGGTTTAGTGGACTCCGGTGATTTCCAAGGGGCTGTACAGGTATTAGGCAAGAGACGCGCCAGACTGGTGCGAGAAGGTAAGTCAACTGTCGATACTGACGAAGCTATTGCCGCTCTTGAATCGGATGACGCAACCCAAATACAACGGATCAAGACTCTAGGCGATACTGCCATTGAGATGGCTGTTAGTGCTAGGCTTCTTGAGCCTGGTGGCGGAGTCAGCCCAGATAAAACTCGCAGCCTTGACATAAGAGAGAAGGAATTAGCGCTAAAAACGCGAACAGAAGAGCGGCAAAACAGAAAGTTTACCGCTATATCTGAAAAAGCTCTACTTGACGCTCAAGACAATGTTGTTAGCTCTCAAAGGGCATCTAATGAATTCAATATTTTGGCTGACCAGTATGAGCAACTTGATATCGGTGGAGGTCTTGCTTCATCAACAACAGAGACTTTTAAAAAGCTTTTGGGTACTCAAGATGATGTTACCGAATTCAGAAGACGTTTCAACAAGGTTCGTCTTAGTGAGGGGCTTAAAAACTTGCCGCCAGGTCCGGCAACTGATCGTGATGTTATAGAGGCTTTCAAAGGTGTTCCTCCAGAGAACGCCCCGGCGGCCCAGGTTGTATCATTTTTGCGTGGGGCGGCCCGTCTTTCTAGGCTAGACGCAGCATATAGCCAGTTTAAAGCTGATTTTATTAGTGATAACACTAATACCAGGGGGCTAAACAAGGCTTGGCGTCAAGAGCTTAGGGCACCTGCAATAGATAGGGTTGTAAGCATGGCTGAAATATACGAAACAGCACAGAACAAGAGCATTACTCCTGAAGAGGTGAAACAAAAGCTGGGGATCGAATAATGGGCGATTTGCTCGACGAGTTGGAATCCAATCAATCAACCATTAATGCGGCCCCTGCCGGTGGTGATTTGCTTGACGAGCTGTCAGGGATTAAGGCAGGCCAAGCTGAATCAAGGCCTGATCCGGTGTCGCCGACTACGCAGATTGCCAAAGAAGACCCTAGATTAACGCAACAGTTATCCGAACTCCCTGAACTGGGTGAGGGTGGCTTGTTGAGTGGCGAAGATAGGCTAAAGGCTGCCGCTATTGCTCCAGTTTTATTGACGACAACCAACCCTCAAGAGTTGGCGCAAGTTTTAACGTCTAATTTTCCCAATGTTGGTGTATCTATGACACCTCCCAGTGTGGAGACACCGCAAGGTAGGTTGATTGCAGTAAACAACAAGACGGGCGCAATAGTAGAGTTAAATAAGCCAGGATTGTCAAGGTTGGACGTTATACAGGGGCTGGGCCTTACGGCTGCCTTTTTCCCGTCTGGAATGGCCGGGCTTGCCACAGGTGGCGCAAAAGGGCTGGGAATGCTTGCTGCCGCTTCTGGTGCGACTCAGGCAGGCATAGAGTGGGTGCAGTCATTAGGAGGTGGTGAGGTTAATCCGGGTGATATTGCTCTCGCTTCTGCTGCGGCTCCAGTTGGTCAAGTCGTTGCTTCAAAGGTTCTATCTCCATTAGCCAGGGCAGTTGGTGGCAAAGTATCGGAGCCAATAAAGGAGCTTATAAAGAAAGGCAAAGAAAAGGGCGTTGATATACTAACAACTGATGTGTTGCCACCTGATACGTTTGTCAAAAGAACAGTTCAACAATTAGGTGAAAAGCTTGGTGTTTTAGGCACTGGCGGCAAAAGAGCGGCACAGCAAAAGGCCAGGATTGAAGTAGTAGAGGGTCTTGCACAAGAAATGGGGCTTTCAATCGATACCCCTATAGAAAAGGATATCTTTAAAAGTTTAAAGAGTGGCGTTGCTCAGCAGCTAAACAAGGCGTCAATCATAAGAAATGAAGCTGTAGAAAAGCTCAACCAGTTTGGTGATGTTGATGTATCAAAAGCGCTAAAATCAATTGATGACCAGATAGCGGCACAAGAACGATTAAGAGCCGATGCAAGCCCAGAAATTATTGAGAGGCTAGGAAGCCTTAGAGAGTCTATTCAAGGTGCAGATTTTGGGCTAGTAAAAGACCTTAGATCAAACTTAATTGACGATATTACGGCCGCATACAAGGGGGAGACGCTACCAACAAAGGCAAGCGCACCACTACAGGCCGTTAAGTCTGCAATTGATAAAGATCTCTTATCATTTGGAAAATTGCACGACAGGAAAGCCGCCGCCAATTGGGTAAGAAGCAATCGAATATTTGCAGATGGGTATAAAAAAGCCAAAAACACAGAAATAAAAAGACTTCTCCAGAAAGGCGAGGGCACACCAGAAACAATAGCCACTATATTAAAAGGGGGCAAGCCAAGCGAATTAAAAAGGCTTAACTCTGTTATTGGGGATGATGGCAAAAAGGCTGCGCAACTGTCGATAATTAGGGATGCACTAACAGAAAGCGGGTACTGGGGTGCTGGTGCCAATCCTGATAGATTCGCTACAGCATTATTGAAGCCAGCAAGACAAAAGGCTGTCAATGTATTTTTCAAAGGCGCGGATAAAAAACAAATTGAAGGGATAACTAGGGTTTTGCAAGCAACAAGAAGAGCGCAGGAAGCACCAGTTTCAACAGCTACAGGCCAACAGCTTGCAGCCCCAGTTGCAGCTATAGCGGGTGCCCAGTTTGATGCGGGAATATCGTTTGGGATAGCTGGCTCATTAGCTGGGATATCCAGAGCCTATGAGAGTGCAGGAATGAGAAGCCTGTTACTTAGAATGGCCAGCGCGCCAAAAGGCAGCAAGGCAGAGCAGGTAGTTTTAAATAAATTGCTTCCGTTTTTTAATGCGGCAGCCCAAAACGCTAAAGAAGCAATCAAAACAGAAGGGGCTAAAAAGTGAGCTACACACCATTATCAGGCGACACTCTCCAATATCTACAAGACAATGTTGCCGCTTCAGGCTATTACATAAAGCTTTATGCTAGTGGAACCACGACACCTATCAGCATAGCCACTGATTCTACCGGCGGCACGTTATTAGCTAAAGCCGAGATAAACGCTCAAGGTAGAGTGATAAACGGCTCTAGCGCTGTTTTTATCCCTCATATTGATCAGAAATATAAGTTTGTGCTTTATGCAAATGACACAGACGCAGACGCCAATACCTTTGCTAATGCTATTTACAACATTGATGCTATAGAGCCATTTGCTACCGTTGCAACAGGGGCCGAGAACGTTAAAAACTTCGCCACTCTTGCGGCGGCTGTGACTGATACCGGATTGGTAGACGGTGACGCTCTAAACATAGCAGAGCGCACAACTGGTAACGGTGGTGGGGCTATGTGGGATGTGGTTCTAAGCTCCACAGTGACCGAAAATACCTACAACATCGTGCAATGCACTGGGGTTGGTACGCTGTCGCTAGTTCTTCGGTTTGATACTGTTTTGGACATGAGTCAGGCTGGCTTGCTTTCTGACGGCACGAGTGAAACCGTATTTTTTCAAACCATGTTAGACTTGGCGCCAGGGAAAAAGCTTATCACTCCTAACCAGGGCGGAACGATAAACATTGGGCAAATAGTGATCCCCTCTAATACAGATTGGGATATTATGCCGGGCGTTATCATTGAAGATGACGGAACCCTAGAGGGTACAACCGATAGACTGTTCAGAATATTTAGAGTATCTGATGTAAAAATAAACGCTTACGGCGCTACATTGCAAGGCTTAGGGGCTGGAAATTATACGGGCGAGCAAAACCATGGGGTTTATTGTGTAGGATCACAGAACGTGCATATATTCGGGCTATCCAGTGACAGCACTGGCGGCGATGGCTTTTATTTTGGCTCATCAGGCGGAACAGGCGATCAATTATGGGCGGAAGATTGCGCCTTGATTGACTGTATCGCCCCTTCAAATAGACGGCAAGGATTAACTATTAATTCTGTTAAAAACTTTGTTGCTGATAGATTCGGTGGGACACTGACGGATGGGGCTTCCCCAGAGGCAGGAATAGACATCGAGCCAAACGACAACGGTGAATTTTTGCAAAATGTTGTTATACGCGATTCCTTTACAGGGGCAAATGAAGGGGCGGGTATTACGGTCGGTATTAAAAACCTAGCGGGTGTGACCGACAAAATTATTGACATTACAATTGAGAATCATACAGATAACGGCAGTGAGACCGGATTGTCAGTCGCAGCGTTTGACGGTACGGCGGGAACTGTCAACGGTAGAATCACAGTTAAGGACTTCCGCTCAAATGACTCAGTAAACGGATCATTTAACATAAGAAACTATGGTTCCGATGGACCGTTGCTAGAATTAATCCGTCCCCACTCACACAACAGCACAACAAGCGCAGGCACTTCCCCAAAATCTCATTCGCCATTTTCTATATTCAGAGAAGCAGGCGACACCGGATCGACAAGGCTCGGTAACATTAAAATCATTGATCCGTTAATTACAACAGACGGTACACCACAAACAATCGCTGCTTTTTACGCCAACGATTTGACGACGGCAGTACCGGACGAAGAAATAGAAAAAACGTATATTATCAATCCCGTCGGAATCGGTGGAATTAGCGCCATTAACGCGTTGGATATTCGTGGGGCTATTCAAATTGACGATAGTTACGGCTTGTTCGCATCGGCGCAAGACGCTGATTTTACTATATCGTCTAGCGCTTACTATACATCAGTGGGGAATGAAAACGAAAGCGACTCTATTCAACGTGTAACCTTAGACGCTTCAATCTCGGTGGGAGCGCCTACTATTACATTTGAATGTAAGCAGTCAGGCAGTAGAATGCGTATAATTCCAGATGGGGCGAGCACTATAAACCCATTCGGGACAGGTGCCGGGAAATATCTTGAAAGCGATGTGCTTGGTGAGAAGATAACGATTAGGCGAACGTCAACGACCACTTGGGACGTGATCAGCGTCGTGGGAAGCTGGGACGCAGAACCTTGATAAAAATCAGAGGTCATGACCGTCATGGTTATGGTCACTACGGAGCGCCGAGAAAAGGAAGGAAGCACACAGGAATAGACATAATCTGTCATAAAAACGAGGCGGTAGTTGCTTTTGAAGATGGCGAGATCACTAAAATTGGCTATCCATATGACCCAGATGATCCTAAAAAGGGCCATCTTAGGTATGTTGAAGTTACTGTTGATAGCGGTGATAGGTACAGGTATTTCTATGTGGATGCTTTTTTCTGTGTTGGCGATCTTGTGGAAAGAGGTGATATTATCGGATATGCCCAGGGATTGAGTGATATATACCCAGGGATTTCCGAGCACATTCATTTTGAAGTGATGAGGCCAGGACGATCAAAGGCTTATCGCGATCCGGTCGAAGTATTAGAGGGGCTTGGCTATGAGTTTTTTTAGCGCGATAGGATCATTATTCAGCGGCGGCACAGTGAAATCAATTGAAAACATTGCATCCGAGTGGATAGAAACTGATTTAGAAAAGGCAGAGGCTAAAACGCTAATGCTTAAAACTTTAGATCCTAACGGCCTAATGCGCAGAAACCAATCAGATCGAATCCTTACGCTATATACGGTCTATATTGTGGTTACTATGCTACTGCTTATCGCTGAATCTTTTGGATTAGGTCCGATGAATGGCGAGGTGTTAGCGGTATCGTTAGCTACTGAGAAAGTCGTTGAGCTATTTT